AGTAATACTTGATACGTTACCACTTTCATTTACAGCAACAGTTCCTGTGCCATTGAAGTTTACCATGCTTTAGCTGTATATTGACCTGTTAGAGTAGCAGGGCTACTGCCATCTGCCGCTACGATTGTATCTGCTTTTAATGTACTCATAGCGTCACCAATGTACCACCGCTATTGACAGTCAGGGTAACACCCGTTGCAATAGTTAGTGGCCCTGTTACGTTAGCGTTCTCTGTTGCCAGAATAGTTGTGTCAGTGTTGAGTGTCTGGGCATTAACACGGAAGATGCCACCTGTCTTGAAGTTACCTTTGTTTTCCTCTGGCGGTACAACCGAACCCATAGATGTACCCATGTACATAACAAAGATATTGCCAGTTCCGCTAGATGGGGCAGCACTAAATGTCAGGGTAGTACCATCAGGCACAGTATATGCGTCAGTAGACTCTTGCACAACACCGTCTACAGATACAATGATGTCTTCAGCACGAACTGTCCGATTGAGTGTGAAGGTGGTAGTTGAACCATCCCCATTAAACTCTTGTCTAGTAGGACGAGATTGAAATGCTGGTACTGGTGCTGCGCCTTGATACGCCATGCTGCCCTACTCCTTATGCAATGTCAAGATGGCTAAGAACAACGTCAGCAGATGAGGCAGTATCGGATGTCACTTTGATTGCATCACCCGGTTCTAACACAACCTTCTGGTCACCACCAACAACTACCAATGAACCACCTACAGGAACAGGTGCAGCTTTTACAAGATACACACTATCCTCTGCGCCACTGGTACGTCCACTTGCATCTAGCACAACATCAACAGCAATTTGAGATGTTACGATATTTGCAATGGATAAACCAATTACAGTGATTTCAGTAGCAGATGGGCAGGTAAGAATTGTAGCTGCGCTAGTTCCTACTGCTGTATCTGTTTCACTGAGAAATGAGTTTGCCATTTATCTTCTCCAATTATATGATATAATTATACCACACTACTAATGCTTTGTCAAGCAGTTTTTTATCCTAATGCAATTGCGTATGCTAATCCGTCACCATCACCAGCAGCAGAAGGTGTTGCCCACGATAATGTACCTGAACCATCTGTTGTTAGTGATTGTCCACTTGTTCCATCACCATCTGGCATAGTGAATACAGTTGTAGCTGTAACACTTGAAGGTGCTTTGAACCCGATGTAGTTTGTACCATTTGCAGTATTTTCATACATACCAATAGTGCCATGATTTTCAATACCAACAAAGTTATCAACAAGAACACCGTCTTGTATAACCTGAAGCACACCATCATTGCCCCAGAAGAACTCCATGCCAGATGTGGTAATATCTGCAACGCTGGATGTACCTGCTTTATTCTTAATGAGAATACTGTCGGTAGCAAGATTAGTTCTGTTTGTAGCAGAGTTATGGAACAATAGAGCATCACTATCTGTACCAATGATTAAATTATCATCATCAGCTAGTTTAATGTCATTACCGTTACTGTCTAACTCACCGCCAAGCTGTGGGGTAGTATCGGATACAACGTCAGAGATACCACCTGCTGCTGCAACCTCAAGGCTAATATGCCCTGTGCTGTTATCGTATGTAAGAACATAGTCATCCTGTCCAGCACCAACTGTCTGGTCTACATCAAACTCAAAGTTACCCAGCAACACATTGCCTGTACCGTTAGGCTCAATGTCAATGTCACCGTTTGATGCAGAAGTAATCTTGTTACCATTTACATCAAGGTCACCGCCAAGTTGTGGTGTTGTGTCTTCAACAACATTCTCAAGTTCATTGCCTGTAGCCTGTGTTACAGTATCAAATGCAAGCTGACCTGCACCGTCTGTCTTTAGGAACTGACCTGCAGTACCATCAGCCTGTGGATGGTTAAGCCCATCAATAACTACGTTACCAGTACCGTTTGGTGTGATAGCAATGTCACCATTAGATGCCGATACAATGCTATTACCGTTTACATCTAAATCGCCACCTAACTGTGGGGTAGTATCTTCTACTACATTTTCAAGTTCATTACCTGTTGCGTTGGTAACACTTGTCCATGTCAAAGTACCAGAACCATTGGTCTGAATAACCTGACCTGTTGTTCCGTCACCGTCTGGTAATGTAAATGTTGTGGAAGTTGTTACTGTGGTGGGTGCATTAAATGCAATATAGTTTGAACCAGTATCATTCAATTGCAAGCTGTCAAGCTGTGCGCCACTGTCTTTGAGAACAGCACCATCAATGGTTACACCTGCTGCTGCAGTTGTCTCATCAATAGTGTCAGTGGTAATCTTGTCACCTGCAGTTACTACAATGTCTGTACCGCCTGTGCTGTTACCTGTAGTAAGCACTTCGTCCAGAGCATCTTGAGTAGCAAGCTGGGCATCTACATATGCTTTAATAGATTGCTGTGTGGCTAACTGTGTGTCACTATCAGAAGCCATGTTGTCTTCGTCAAGTACAGCAGTACCACTAACGCCTGTATTTAATACAGCAGATGTCAGTGTTTTATTAGTAAGTGTTTGTGTACCTGTTAGTGTAGCTACAGTGCTATCAATGTCAACAGTAAGCGTATTGCCAGAACCAGTAGTATCAATACCTGTACCACCAGCGATAGTTAATGTCTCTGTGTCAAGGTCAATGTTTAATGCACCGCCACTGTCACCCTGAAAGTCTAGGTCTTGTGCAGTTACCTGTGCATCTACATATGCTTTAATTGACTGCTGAGTAGCCAGCGCAGTAGCACTGTCAGAAGTCATAGTGTCTTCATCAAGGATGTCAGTAACTGTAGTGGTAGGCATTGCTACGCTATCTACATAAGCAACACCATCAATGTACAAGTCTTTGAACTCAGCACCAGATGCACCTAAGTCAACATCGTTATCTGTTACAGGAACAATAGCACCGTCTTGAACACGAATTTGTTCAGTAGAAATGGAAGATACATCCACATAGAAACCTACCCGATTGTTTGTGTCATCTACAACAACCTTATTGATAGGTGTAGTAACACCGGGGTCACCAATCAAACCAATAACAGGGCCTTCACCTGCATCACCATTATGCTTGTGACCAGTAGTATTACTGAATGAATTTACAAGTTGGTTAAACTCGTCATTACTATCGGCAGCATTGATAATGTCACCGTCAGTAAATGTAGACTGTCTGGTATAACCTGCCATTTAGTTATCTCCTAGCGGCTGCAGAAAACTCTAACTGAAAGCCTTTTAGCGAATAAGGTGCTGATACACCCCTGTCATTAACCCTTAGTGCTACCGCAAACCCTGAACCCTCAATAGGCTGTCTATATAATGGGTTTGACTGACCACCGTATGTTGCTGTGCCATATACAGATGTACCATAAATAGCAACTACCGTTGTTGTGTCAAACGGATAAGCTGCAGGTCTTGGTACGTTAGGTGACTCGTAATCATATCTAACGAACAAGTCAGCGTTCACAGCAGCTTCAGGTGCATAGTTAATAATGATACGCTGAAACGCTTTACGAATACCTGCATCACCCATTGACAAGTCTGGTGAGCGATACTTACCAGTTATTGTGTTACCATCAAAGTCATTGCCTTGCTCTTGACGATACACATATCCATCATATTCACCATGAACTACAACAGACTCACCTTGTGCTACAACAAAGTCTGTACAGCTTGGGCGTATGCCACGAATATCTGCAAACTCGTATGAGTCACCTTTTCTAACTGCAATCACGCCTGTTGTTAAAGCACGAGTATTATTAGCATTAGAAAAGAATATGCGATACTGTGTTTTGTCTGGTATAATTAAGCTATCAAATTCATCTACGTCATTCAAGCCTTCAAAGCGTGGCTGTACCTGACGGCTAATTGTACCAAGTTCAACGTCACCAATTCTTTCTGTACCAGCAATAGTACGCAGTCCGTCTGGACCTAAGAATACAATGTCACCTGCAAATTCTTGGATGGTAAAACCATTAACACATCCAATCTCTCTAGTTACTGGCTGTAGCACAAAGTCTGCAGATGAGTTACCTACTAACTTAAAGATGCGTTCTTCACAGAAAATATATAAAGCATCACGAAACGGAAACAATCCAGTGATTGGGCTATCTACTGCAATGCTACCTGCACCATTAGCAACAGCAAAGTCATCGTCAGTATAAGGTGCAGTGAATATAACTTCTTCTGTATTAGCTGAGTGTCCAGCAAAGAATAGTGTATTTTTATATCCAACTACATACTGTGGGTTAGCAGGTGCGCCTGTTGCATTTAGGTCTGTTACTGTAGTGCCGTCATACTTAGTAGCATGGTTAGCACCGTCTGCCCATACAATGTACTCTGTTCCAGCTAGGCTGTAGCGAAAGTGTGTGTATTTACCTGCGCTAGTTCTGCCTGTATCTATCTGTGTCCATGCACCAGAACCGCTACTGCCTGTATAGATATTTTCACCACGAGCAGCGATAATCTCGCCATCAAAATATGCACTCATCAATACTTTTTCTGTTGATGATGCAGTATAAGGAACTACATTAGTGTTCCACTTCTCGTAGCCAGAAATACGTCTGTATCCACCTTTAATGTCTGGCTCAAAGTTTTGTAACTCAAGTGCCATACCGGGCTGGATATCAAAGGTAGATTGGTCTAATACTAAGCCACCCTTACATGCAAAAATGTATGGACTAAGGCCGGATTCATCTGCCATTTATACCACCTTAAAATCCTACGTTAATGCCATACCTTTGCGAGTGTGGAATATATGTTGACCTCACATAGTCTGTTCTATTCAGCAGAATTGATTGCATTTGTTTAATGCCCTCTTCAAACCGGGCAAAGTTAATTCCATATTGCTGTGCTTCACCACGATACTGATAAGCGTATGCGGTAGCACCGTCAGCAATTACTTGTCTAAATTGTTCAGGGATTGTTGGAACATCTGTTGCTGCTGACAAGGCAACTGGTTTATCAAAGTATTCATACTTCAGTTCATATGCTTGGTCTGGATAAGGATACAAACCATAGTTATTGTCAGGTGTACGGAATACATATATAGGTACACCACCTACGTTAGATGTAGACTCTTGGTCAATATATCTATCTATGTATTCTTTATAGTCAATTACTTTAAGTGTAGTTCCTGCAACATTAAGAGAAGTATCTCTGCTTATTCTAAATGTTTCGTAGTCCACGTGTGTAGCTGTAGCAGGAATAGAGTAACGAGTTTGGTTAGCTACTAGGGTAACTGTGTTGGTAGCATGAGAAAAAGGCCAGCCATATTCACGCTGGTTAATATAATTGATAGCATCGTTTACTGCGTTCTTACATTGAATTTGAAATCCACGTGCGCCAGTAACAAAATTAGAGGCAGTCAATTCTACCTCATTCATTCTAGCAATGACTTCATTTGTCAAGTCTAAGTAATCGTATGCCATTACATATTCCTAAAAGAGTAAGCAGGGGCAACCCTAAAGCTGCCCCCACTAAGATTACCTATGCAAGGTCACGGTCTACTTCATCAGCAGTACGTGGTGCAGTCATGTCTACGACAAGAGCGTAAACACGAGCCTTACCAGCAGTACCAGTACCAGTGACAGTTGAAACAACGTCAATGGTATCAGCAGCAGTTGTACCTTGTGGTACAGCAGCTTCTGTGATGATGTCACCTACTGAACCACCCTGCAGGTCAATTGCAGTCACGATATCTGCAGACCCGATTGACAGGTCAGCAACGTGTGCAGTTGAACCAGCACATGCTTCAGTGATAACTGCGCCAGCAGCAAGTACCATGCAGTTAGCTGGGATGCTAACAGCAGTTACTGTGCCAGATGCAGTAGGAAGGGTTACTTCGGCTTCGTAAACACGAACACCTTTAGCAACGGTCTGAGAAAGTGTAGCCATTGTCTATACCCCCCTTACACCAAGTTGAACTTAGCATTAACAAGACCTTCAGGACGCAGAATCTTGCGACCATACAGGTGCATACCACGAACGATGTCAGCAAAGCTGTCAGGGTCACGATATGTTTCTGTCTTGTTGATTTGCTCTGCAGTGGCAACGGCTGAGTCATGACCGCCTACAATCACACCATAGTTTGATGAGTTTGTACCACCCACTGTGCCTGAACCTGTACCGATTTGTGGCAGGTTGTTAGACACGTACACACGGAAGCCATGCAGGTTAGGCAGTACCAAACCATTCTGGATGCCTGAACCACCAAAGTCTGCGTTCAGCAGCTTTGAGTCTTCATCCTTAAGCACTTCCATGAACACTGGGTCAATCACGAGCCAACGGCCCTGTGTGTCTACGTTCTGCTGGTCCAGCTTACGTGACATACGTGCAATAACCTGCAGTGGGTTAGCATTACCTGAACCCGGTACAGCAGTTGCACCCGGCAGACGTGGCTGGATACCAATTGAGTCACCAGCAGAACCACCGAAGTCATCACCTTCCAGCTTCATTGAAGCAAGAAGTTCGTCTGAACCTGCAGTTGACACAGCTTTTGTACCATTAACAGTTGTGTTAACAGTGTCAGCTACTGCGTGTAATGCAGACTGAGTGTAACCAGATAAGTAGCCAAGAACGTCTTGGTCATACTGGTCAGCAAGGCGGTAAGCAGCACGGTCACTTGCCAGAGACTGGAAGTTAACGTGGCTGTGAGCCTCTTCAATGTCATCAACCTTAAATGCAAAGTAGTTAGCTTTGTCAATTGTCAGGCTGAAGTCTTCATCGTCCAAGTCTTGTGCGGTAATTTGAGTACCACGATTGTAAGCCTGAACTGAAATTTCGGGTTCTTTGATAATCTTAACGGAATCACCCATATTAGCAATCTCACCGAAGTAATCGGAGTTAGAAATTGCTTCAGCAACGGCAGACTTGCGGAAAGCAAGCTGCACCTGTTTGCTGTAAATTACAGGTGAAAAATTACCGTTAGGAAGATTACCGTACCCTGCAGCACTTGTAAATGCCATTGTACCATCTCCTATGTTTGGTATTTAGTTTTCACGACAGATGCAAACTGGCAGACTAATCAGAGGCTGATTCATATGGGTGTGTATCATACTAAGGTGGCCGCCCTAGTTATCAACAGGCCAAATTCGTCAGGTAATCCGTAAGGCTGTGACGTTTGCTGGTGAAGTGTACCTACTTGCGCTTTGTACATACACTTCTAGTTAACTATAGTTATACACAAAAATAACTACTTGTCAACACTTTTTTTATTTTATCTGGCAGAACCAGATACATCATAGACAAACTTTCCTGTGCGGATAGCTTCCATGATTTCATCAGACCGCTTCTCATACTCTTGAGGCGACATCTTTTGAACTTGTGACTCCCTTATATAAGTGGAAGTTTCATCTGCTTGAGGTGTGCTTCTAGTGTTTTTAGAGGACACTGCTTCAGCAGCACCTTTAGATGCTTTAGTTTTCTTTTCACTTTTAATGCCCCTATCTGCTTTATACAGGTCTATCGCCCGTGCTGCAGAACGAGCATCATTATCATTTTCGTACAGTGCATCCTGCACCCACTTAGGCTGTTCTTCAGCCCACTCATGGAAATCATCGCTATCACGAATATCTCCAAAGTCAGGATGCAACCTCATTAACTCAGCTTCTGCTTTTTCTTTTGTAGCAGACATCTGCATCTCGTCAATTACCTTCATACGCTCTTCCAGTGCAGTAGACTGTTCACGTGCTTTCTTCATGGCAATTGTTTCTACGATTGCAGCTACATCTGGATAATCTGCTGCCCATTGTTCAATGTCCTCATCGGACTTGGGCAGTTTCATTTCTTTTTTAGCTGCATCACCAAGTTGACGTTTTAATTCATCAATTTCTTTCTTAAACTCTTCAGCTTGTTTTTGCTGATGTCTACGCAGGTCAGAGTAACGTTTTTTAAATGTTTTCTCTTCTGCGTTGGTAGGCTCTTCTTCTACCTCTTCTGTTGCGGCTTCTTCAACTTCACCACGTTGTTCTTTTAATAGCTGCTCTAGTTCTTCTTCTTCTAACTTACGCTTTTCATCGTTTGAGTATTTACGATTTGCAAATGCAACTTTCTTTTCTGGTTGCATTTCTTCTGCCATAATAGCTG